AATTTAAAAAGACTGTTGACCCTAGCCCGATTGGCATCATAACACCTGTAAGGCTTGGAACAGGTCGATCAGGGCTTTTTGAAATGAACTTTAATATCATTAATCAAATTCATGACAATATTAAAAATTTAATTTTAACAAATAGCGGAGAGAGGCTAGGTTCATATTATTTTGGTGCCAATTTGAGAGATCTCTGCTCTGAATTAACTTCAAAAGAAGATTTTGATAATGAGGCTATGCTGAGAATTAATGAAACTGTTAAAAAATTCATGCCGTTTGTTGAATTAGAGACCTTTGAATCTGAATTTGGAACAAATATAGAAAAAATTGGAGTTGAACCAGGATTGTGCAGGGTCACAGTTAGAATTATTTATAATGTTCCAAGGCTACGCGTAACAAAGAAGGCTCTAGCTGCAGTATTATATGTGATGGGATAAGAATGTCAAAAAATTTTAAAAATGTAAAAAAACAGATAAAGCAGATAAGACCGAGATCATACCTCAATAAGGATTTTGATGCATTTAGGGCAGAATTACTAGACTATTCGAGAACTTATTTTTCTGATAGCATTAGTGATTTTTCTGAAGCATCACTGGGTGGTCTATTCTTAGAGATGGCCGCGTATGTGGGTGATGTGATGTCGTTTTATCTTGATCATCAATTTAATGAGTTAGATTTGCAGACTGCTGTTGAGGATAAAAATATTGAACGTCTTGTTAGAGCAGCAGGCGTAAAAATAGCGGGAGCTTCTCCTGCCACTGTTGATGCTCAATTTTCATTGATTGTTGATGCAGAAACAACTGAAAGTGGAAAAAGTCCAAAAATAAATGATTTACCCATAGTACGCATTGGAACAACAGTATCATCAAATACAGGTATCATATTTGAGTTAGGTTCAGATTTAGATTTTTCTGAAAAAGATTCAAATGGAGTGCTCGTGGCAACAGCAACACCTACAGAAAGTGATTCAAATAATTTGCCAACAAGGTATAAGCTAACTAGAACTGGACTTTGTAAATCAGGAAAGACAATAAAAGAAACATTCCTGACATCAGATGAATTCAAGCCGTTTAGAAAGATAGTGTTGGGTTCTGAAAATGTGTCAGAGATAATCTCTGTATTTGATGATAATAGAAATGAATATTTTGAAGTAGAAGCTCTAACGCAGGATACAGTGTATAAAAGAGTTTTAAATGTGAGTAGAGATAGTGATCTTGTTTCTGATAACCTAGAAGTTCTAGCAGCACCGTATAGATTTATCAAAAAGACAAGTAGAAAAACAGGATTGACAACAATTACATTCGGATCTGGTGATGGAAGTGCGATAGAGGATAATCTTATTCCTGATCCTAGCGAGGTTTCACTTCCTCTTTTTGGTTCAAAAAATACAATAAATAGATTTTCTGTTGATCCAAACTCGCTATTAAAGACAAGAACACTTGGTATATCGCCTCGAGGAACAAAGATAACAGTAAGGTATAGAGCAGGAGGCGGATTATCACATAATGTTGGAGCTTTTTCAATAACCACAATAAAGACACTCAGGACAAAATTTGAACAAGGAACGTCATCAGCAAAAATTTCACTAATAAGAGCATCATTAACAGTTGACAATCCTTCTGCTGCTGCTGGAGGTGAATCTGAGCTTACACTAAGTGAGCTAAGATCGACAGCACTAGCATTTAGAAATTCACAATCAAGAATTGTAACAAAACAGGATCTAATATCAAGAATTTATACTATGCCAACAAACTTTGGACGTGTATTTAGAATTGGAATTAGATCAAATCCAAACAATCCCCTTGCATCAATTGTTGCAATAATAAGTCGTGATTCTGATAATAAGCTAGTGATCTCACCAGATACACTAAAGCAAAATTTAATGACATACCTCAATGAGTTTCGTTTAATTTCTGATGCCATAGACATAGTTGATGCAAGAGTTATCAATATAGGCGTGAAATATTCAATAGTTGTTGATGGAGTCTCTAATAAAGAATTAACAATTCAACGTGTCAACTCATCACTTAAAGATTATTTAAAAATTGAAAATTTTCAAATAGATCAACCTCTCATAATATCAGATCTAACAAATTTAATTTTAAATACACAGGGTGTAATATCACAGGCAAAAATAGAAATTATTAATATGGTTGGATCTATCAAAACAAGAACGTATAGCGACCAAACATTCAATGTATCATCACACACAACAAGAGGAATAGTCTTGCCACCAGTGGGATCAATATTTGAGGTAAGATATTCAGATGATGATATAGTTGGAAGTGCTGAGTAGGGGGATACATGTACAGAATTCTTACAGCTAGCAGCGACACTTATATCACAAATAAGATAGTCAATAATTCTTTTCGAGCAACTGATGCTAATGTTGGTAACGCTGGAACTCTTGACTTATTTAAGCTTTATGATGAATCAATGATTTCCGGTACAGGTGCACCTACTGAGATATCAAGAGTATTAATAAAATTTGATTTAAGCCCTTTGAGGGAGATAACTGGATCTGATCTTGACATAACACATCCGTCATTTAATTGTACGATAAAATTACACGACGTCTACGGTGGCCAGACAACACCCTCTAATTTTAATCTAATAGTCTTTCCCCTTTCAAGATCATTTGATGAGGGGATAGGTCGAGATGTTGTAACGTTTGATGACATCGATTCATGCAATTTTATAACAGCTTCAATTTCCAGTGGAAAAGCTGTAACGTGGTATCTCTCAGGCGCAAATAAGCCTGGGAAACTTGGTTCAAGTGATATCGATATAATTGAGTCTGGATCACTAGGTAGCGGAGTAGCAAAGCTATGGAAGGAGCAATCATTCTCAGCTGGAGATGAAAACTTAGAGATAGATGTGACATCACTGGTTTCTGGGACATTAGCTGGTGCAATGGAAGATCATGGCTTTAGAATATCATTTTCTGGAAGTGAGGAGTCCGACCACTTTACAAGATTTGTAAAGAGATTTGCATCAAGACACGCATCAAATACCAGAATTCGACCAAAGATGATTGTCAGATATAATGATACAATACAGGATCATCATAAAAATTTCTTCTTCGATGTCACTGGCTCAATATTCATTAATAACTTTCACAGAGGTGTAAATGCAGATATTCTTTCAGGATCAACAGCAACAAAGATAACTGGAACAAACTGCTTACTTGTAACACTGTCGTCAGGAAGTTCAGGAAGTTCAACATTCTTTTCTAGAACATTTTCAGGCTCTCAGCATAAAATAGGTGACAATTTTATGAGCGGTGTATACTCATCAACATTCAGCATATCTGAATTTGATTCTGGGACATTGAGAAATGAAATTATCAATGCAGGCTCTGCTACATTTACAGAGGTATGGAGTTCTAAAGATAAGACAGTGGGATTCTTGACTGGAACACTTATTATAAATTCTGTTAGACGATCTGCATTTAACAATGAACCCAAGCGACTATTTGTCAATATTATAAATCTAAAGCACAGCTATAACCATAATCAAAAATCAAAGTTTAGGGTGTTTGTTGAAAATATATCTGATGACTTAGTTGCCACAAAGACACCCATAGAAGCTGAGAGTGAAATCTTTACACAGATGTATTATAGAGTGAGAGACTTTGATTCCGGTGATATCATCATCCCATTCGACACAGTGAAAAAAGGTACACTTCTTTCAACTGATTCAAACGGGATGTATTTTGAATTTTATATGAATAGCCTTCAAAAGGGTAGAACATATGTCTTTGACTTTCTTATTGAAGACAATGGATTTAATCAAGTTTTTTCAAATGTTGCAACAAAGTTCAAGGTTGAGTAAGGTTTAGATGTCAAAAAGGAATATACATTTAAGCAAGAGACCAAAATTATTTTCGCCATCAATCAATAGGCTAGAAGCAAATTCACTGGGCTTTACATCAGACGTATCACTGAATCAGATGAGTGATACTAATATAGCAAGTACGTCATCATTTAGATATGATTCTCCTGGGGCAGGAATAAAGTCAACACAGCAGATCAACGTAGACTATTCAAAGTTTGAAAATCACACATTTTTCAACTCTGCAGAGTCAAAGGTAAATGTAGCATTTGATAAAATAATTAATGAGTTTCCATTTGACGGAACAAGAAAATCGCTAGAGTCTTTTCAGGACACACTAACAGGATTTGAGAAGTATGTCTTAGATAGATTTCCAAAAAATGTCGGTTTTCTAATGTTCTCAGGTGCATATGCACCTCACAGGGGGGACGAGGGAACCTTCATAGAGGTCGTTGATTCCGCAGGAAGCTTATTTCCAAATTTTTCGAAGATCGAAACAGGTGAGGCTATTCTTGATGTGGGAGATAGTTCATTCTCAATTGAGGCACAAATTTATCCTGCTAGAACAGGAAGCGGCAATCAGATAATCTGTCAGAAGGTTTCATCGTCCATTGATTTTGGATTCATGTTAGCTTTATCTGCATCTAATCTTGATCGTGCAGGAAATGAAGGAACATCAGCGGGGGGAGCAGCGACATCAGACCTAATATTTTCCGTAACGTCAGGATCAATAAGACTAACAGCTAGCGCTTCCATGACCAAGGGAGCATGGAATCATATTTGTGCTGTCTTTGACAGATCTGTCGATACCAGCAGGCTAAAGCTTTATGTAAGTGAATCATTGATAGTAACATCATCAAATGTAGCATTTATGGGTTCTTTATCTGTTGGTCAAACAAAATTTACAATAGGATCTGGGTCTGCTCAAAAAATTCAAAGTGGTAGCCTGCCCGGACCTGAGAAGGAGATATTTCTTCCGACTCAAACATTTTCTGGAGCAATAGATGAATTTAGATTCTTTCACAGTGTTAGAAGAGTCGAGGATCAGATCGTATATGGCACAAGAAATATTTTTTCACAAGATGATCTTAAGCTATACTTTAGATTCAATGAGCCCTTTTATACAGGATCGTATGGCATAAATGATGTATGTCTAGATAGCTCTGGAAAGTCGCTTCATAGCACGATATCCAACTTTGTTTCTAGTATGAGAAGCACAGGATCATTACATAGTCCGCTTTCCGCCGAAGACAAGAGCATCTCTCCGATTCTATTTCCAGAATTTTCCAAGGTTGCAAACTTAAATTCAACATTGCTTTCAACAGCAAGTAATTATGACTCTGAAAATCCCAATATCATTACAAAGCTGATACCTGCACACTATCTGATGGCGGGACAATATGAGGAAGGTCTTGAAAATGAGGAAGGTGACATAGGAAGCGCATACACAGGTAAGTCATTACCAGGCTCAGGAGAAATAGGCTCAGCACAAATGCTAACTGCTGTTCTTTTGATATGGGCAAAGTTTTTTGATGAACTTAAAATGATAATTGATCATTTTTCTTCTCTCATACATGTCGACTATGATTCTAATGAATCAGTATCAGAGCAGTTCTTGCCATTTGTTGCCAGATATTATGGGTTTCACCTACCCGCACTTTATCCAAATTCACCCATTACTCAATTTTCTAGAGGCGAGAATATAAGAAGTGTTCAAAGCATATCAGATCAGTCTTTATACAGTGTGCAAAACCAGGTCTGGAAGAGAATTCTCCAGAACATTCTTGACATAACACAGTCAAAGGGAACACTTCACAGTGTCAAGGCGATAATGAGAGCGGCAGGCATTGATCCAGATAAGTTCTTTACAATAAGAGAATACGGCGGCCCAACAAGATTATCACTCAAAAATAGTAGACAGTGTCAAGAGAGTGAGTCAACAATAATGGACTTTTCTGGTAGTCTTTCAAAGCCTCCAGGTGACCCCATTAAAGCAACTGCCACAATTGTAGGAACTGCAGCTTTGGATGACGAAACTGACACAAATATGATATTGAGAAATGCTGATGGCTCAACTGTAACATTTACTACAGACCCAACTCTCAACTTCGGCGATGTTACCGCCACCGCCACTAAGTCCACAGCGACATTTGTAGGAACTGCAGATTTGAATGACGAAGCTGACACATCTTTTATACTAAGAAATGCTGATGCATCAACTGTAACATTTACTACAGACTCAACTCTCAACTTCGGTGATGTCACCGCCGATATTGGCGACACTAAGTCCACAGCGACATTTGTAGGAACTGCTGCCTTGAGTGGTGAAGATGGTACAAATCTGATATTGACAAATGCTGACGGTTCAACCGTAACCTTCCATAC